TCGACACTTTTGAGAAGTCGCTCTATTTTCTTTTTCATTGTTATGGGGTTTCTGCCCGAAGGCGTTGATTGATTAGTAACTAAAGTTTAGCACGCTCGTACAAACCGTCAATATCACTTCTGTGGATAACCACGTCGCGATTCTAGTTGTGCGCTTAAGTAAGCGGGAAAATCTTTTCAAATAATATTGTGCGACGCGAGCCTAGAGCGAGCTAACCTAAATCCATGAAGAAGAAATCTCTCACTCAAGAAATCCTAGAAGCCCAAGTTATCCACAGTGGCAAGAAGAAGATTGACCTAAAAGAGCTTTGGAGAGAGATGGACGATATTGAACTGGACCCGAGACGAGCGTTGGAGCTTCAGAGTAAAGCGTTACCAGTGAGTTAACACATAGCCCAACAATGCAAGCAGTGCGATTCCGACCAGTACCATCGCTATTCCACCAAAAGCTTCTTTCCAGCTTTCTGCGTTGACTCGCGCAAGAACTAGGACGATAGCGATAAATAGCAGAATTATGAGCCAGCCGGGATTCATGCCGCCGAACTATATCACTATGAAAATTCCGAAGAAATTAAAAATCGGCGGGCATGTTGTGAAGGTAAAACTGCTTGAGAGATTAGATGGAGATGGAGAGTTTGATACTCAGAGCAACGTAATCTTTATTGATAGCCGCCTCTCGCAGTCTCAAAAAGAAGAGACACTAATTCACGAGATATTGGGCTTTCAGAATCCGTCGCTCCACTCAGATAACCATGGTTTGTTGCAAGCAATAGCTCACAGCATTTACCAAGTGCTATCTGAGAATAGAATGCTTCGCTAACGCAGTTTCTTGCTTCTGACATTCGGCTTTCTCTTAAGTGGCTTTGGTTCGTTAAACTGGATATGCAGACGGCCCAACCTAAAACTGATTACCTTCTTGGGCGCATCCTTAAAGAGAAGCTGACCGAGCAACGTCAGAAGAGCCAGGAAAAGCGGCGTTAACGGGACCCAATCTTGTAATGTCGCTTTCACAGAACATGTTATCCACCATTTTCTTGGCTTGCGACAAGAAAAACAGCCATCTTTTTTTCGTAGACCCCAAGATATAGGTGATAAAACATGTTTTAGCGGGTGGTCCAACCAAGGAATGGTAGGGCCAACTAATTGAAAATTGACACTTTATCGCCCAAACTTCCCATAAAACACTCCGATGAAACTCCTTTACTTACTTGAACCTCAAGATATTTCTTTCCTCAGGCTTCGTGAGCCGCTAAACGGCTCTAACCTAATTTCGGAATTTGATTTCATCCAAAACTTCTACGGCAAAGAACAGAGAACCCACACTTGGAACGAATACGGATTGAGAGCAGAAATAGTAGGGAAGGTGCTAGCCGCCCATTAGGCATTCATTCTTTCTAACGTCTTGATTTCTCGTTCAATCCACCTCCGATAAAATCGTTGCTGAAAGTAACAAAGAACCGGCGTCGCAAATAAGAAAACAAGCATGACAATTAACAGCTTGTACCACTTTGCTTCTAGGTGCGGATGAAACCCAGCCTCAATTAACCAGAGCAAACACAGCAATGAGATAGTCAAGGAAATAACTCGATTCATGAAGTCCCATCTTCTGTCCACACGTCTTATGAACTTACTCTGAAGTCGCAGCTTAAAAATATCTACGCCACGGTCGTTAGCGTCCAAGAGTGCGAAGCGTTCCTTCTCAAACAGTTCAGCCATTTGTTTTTCCATATGCGGGCGCGAAGTGTAGATATAAAGCAATCCGTTTAATGCGCACCCAAGTTGAAATACACTCGTGAAGTTTCCTATTTCTGCCATCTAGGTTTTCCTCCTTTAATCGCCCCATGATGCAACCAGATAATCAACACAAACAAGAGTTCATCGCCAACCTAACCAAAACCTATCAAGAGAACATCTGGAAAGACGAACTCAACATAATGGAGTTGGATGAGCTTTTGGGAGAGAGGCGTACAGAGTTAGCCAGGTTAGATATGAGACTTGAGAATAGGGAATTCAAGAGCGCCGGTGAAGCCCGAAAGGCAATCGAAAAAGTGAAATCAGAAATCGAAGCGATTCAAGCCGCTATCGCCGGACTGCGGGACAAGAAGATTGGCTGGTCCAAGAGAATTGACCTTATCAAACGATATTCAAACACGTCAGAGCCAAATCAAAAGCCCTGACAAGCAGGGCCATAAGAGAATCTTGAATGTTGGTAGAAGGCTTAACCGAACAGATGATAAATAGCGAACTGAAGGAGATACTTTACAAAGAAGACAAACAAAACAATCTCAAACATATACATTTGCCACTCTCGCAGTGAGCGGCTCCGCAACCAACTAACCAAACTGCGAAAACAATTGCGAAGAGTTATCGGGCCTTCGCTACCCATCCGCCTAGCATCTTCCATAAGTCTTCTCCAGCCCCAAGTTTCGCTTGGCCGACACGGAAACAGTTTCAGAGTCACATGACTCCTCCGAATCCGTTACAAAATCAGTTAACCATAGGCATCTCCTTCAAATTTAGGAATTAACCCTTTGTATACATGAATGCTAAGGCCAAAAGCATTCTATCGTCAAATTTTTAGACAGGCCATAGAGTTTACTCAACATGCCAGCACCCAAAGGAAACAAGAACGCCTTAGGCAACACCGGCGGCAAAAGCCTCAATGACAGACAATTAGCCGCTGAGGTTAGGTCTTTGGCATTGGGAGAAATCAAGAAGATTCTCGAACAGGGGGGTCTAACTCAGATGAAGAAAGAGATTCTTTTGAAGATAGCGCCAAGCCTATTGCCCCGACTTAATGAAGTCTCCGGCAACGACGGAGAACCTATCGCCGTTTCATGGTTATCACAATCCCCTACAATCCTCGACACTGGGCACAGCAGCTCCACAATGCCGTTACACGTTGGATAGTCCTTGTCTTACACAGACGCGCGGGCAAGACCACAGCAGTCCTTAATCATCTTCAACGAGATTGCATTCGAATTCCTGAATCTCAGTTCGCCTACATCGGCCCAACCTACAAGCAATCGAAGCGCGTAGCTTGGGACATCGTTAAAAAGATAAGCAGAGACATTCCCGGCGTTCAATACAATGAATCAGAACTCACAGTTAAATACCCAAACGGTTCTAAGCTCATCCTTGTTGGTTCTGATAATCCTGACAGCTTACGCGGTATCGCTTTATGGGGTGTTGGGTTTGATGAATACTCACAACAGCCTTCCAACATCTTTTCTGAAATTATTTCTAAGGCTCTCGCTGACCACCTTGGCTACGCTATATTTTTTGGTACTCCGAAAGGCAAGAACGAATTCCACCGCATCTACCAAGCCGCGCTGAAAGACCCTGAGTGGACAGTAGTTTTCAAAACGATAGATGACTCTCTGGCTGAAGAAGAAGGCGAGACCATACAGAACCTCAGACAAGCCTTAGAAGACGACCGCCGCTTAGTCGCTCAAGGCTTAATGACAGAAGATGAGTTTAACCAGGAATGGTATTGTTCTTTTGAAGCAGCAATAAAGGGAGCCTACTACGCCACTCAGTTACAGGAAGCTCGGAAGCAAGGCAGGATTAAGTTAGTCCCTTACGACCCATCCTTAAAGGTTCATGCAGTCTCAGACCTTGGAGTGGGCCAGAACTTCGCTACGGGTTCTTACCAGAGAGCAGCCGGCGAGCTTCGGATGATTGATTATTGGGAAGGCTCGAATAAAGACGGCATCCCGCAAGCAATCAAAGCCATGAAGGAGAAGCCCTATGTTTATGGGACGTGGTTCTTACCGCACGACGCCGAAGCAGCAAGCATAGACACCGGCAAGACGCGCGTTCAGACAATCAAGAACCTTTGGCCCAACATAGAGATTTCAATCGTTCCGAAAGTATCAGTCGATGACGGAATAGGCCGAGCTCGAATGATGTTCGCTCACCTTTGGATAGACAAGACCAATTGCGAAAAGTTTCTAGACTACATCGCTCTGTACCGGCAGGAGTGGAACGACAACAGGGGGATGTTCAAAGAGAAGCCGTTACATGATTTTACTTCTCACGCCGCTGATGTTCACCGCTACGCAGCAGTAATCGAAGACCAAATGACCAACGAAGACGACCAGCCATTACCGGAGCAAGAAGAACCCAACAGCGATATCTACGACTAGCCATGTCGCCACAGCACCCAGAAGACAATAACCAAGTCTAAAACAAGGTGCAGTAACAGGAACAATCGTAGCACGGCTGGCTCTACGGCTGACAGTAATTCAGCGGAGCGTCTTGCAACGAGAACTGCGCCGTCAAAGAAAGAATTAATTCGTGGAAATAGCGCGGGTCGTGTCGTGAGATGTTTAATTGTCTGAGACATAGTTTTCGAACCTGAGTAAGCCCGGTAACTAATGCCCAAACAAAAAGCCTTGGCATATGACCAGACTTCGAACAGACCTTCCGGCAAATAAGTTGTTTGCAGGTACTACGGTCGGTTATGCGAAGTTACTACCGCCTGGAATAAAGTTTGGAGCTTTATTCCCGCCGCCAGCCGTCACAACCAAAGCAATCACAGATTAAGACTGAGTAATACTAAAGTCAAGCATTTCTAATCCATGTCAGACCATGCAAACCAAGATAATAAAGAGACCGAATACAAACAGTATTTAGGTTTGAAATTGGAAGATGTTTCAAAGCAGATAAAGAATGAAGTCAAGGTTGCTGACAAGTTTGTCCGCTCCAAAAGAGAGACTTGGCGCAAGCACCTTAAGCTTTATATCAACCAGAGGAAGAATCCGAAGAAGGTTGGGGACACACTGATGTTCTCGACCCACCAAACCATTCTCGCCTCACTTTACAAAGACCGGCTGGATGCTGAATGGATGTGGCGCGAGGAAGAGGATATCGACCGAGTAGAAGCGCTCAATGCCGCATGGGAATTTGATTACGATGAAATGGGAAAGCCAGAGCATGACTATGGCAAGTTCTGGGATGCTTCATTCTTCGGAATAGCCATTGAAGACTGGAGCCATTTCGACAGAGATTCACTCACCCCAATCCCTGACCTGTGGGACCCTCTCTCAACTTATTTTGACCCGAAAGCCACAAGTATTAACGGCAATCGATTGGGACGTGGCGCCTCTCGCTTCATTGGCCGTGACATCATCCGCACAAGACAAGAGATGGATGACAACGGCGGATTCTTTAACCTAGAAAAGCTCGAATCAAACGAACGAGAAACAGCCGAGCGAAAGCGAACCCAGCAAGCCAGGGACGAAGCGCGAGGACTAGACAACAGTTTTCAAGATGTCGAAGACCAGAAATACTACCCACTCATTCAATGGTTCACTTGGATTAAGGGTAACCGCTATTTAGTTGAAGCAGGGAATCAAGGCGACACACTTGTTCGCTTAGTTGCCGTGAAGACCGATTATTGGCCTGTCGTTGAATCGAGAATCTATCCAGACCCGCATACTCTACTTACACCTGGAACACCGGACTTCATCGAAGACAAACAGAGAGCCCGAGCGATTTTGCAAAACTACACGCTCGATGCGGCCAAGCTAGATGTCCTTCCGATGTGGCTGTTTGATAAAGCGAAGATAAAAAACAAACAGCAGTTAAGGGATTGGAAAGCTGGAAAGATGATTGAAGGTATTAACCTCGATGCCAATTCAATCATTCCACTAACGAAGCCAGCCATCCACCAGTTCTCTCAGGGCATCATGCAGGAGCTTGAAACCAATGCTCAGAAGGCTCTCGCTACGCCTGAGATGCAGCAGGGAATTTTGAATTCGGTTAAGAGAACCGCGACTGAAATAGCAGAGACCGCCTCCGGTGTAGACAGCAGATATTCTTTGACCGCCGCACTCTTCGCGCTCTCAGAAGCTAACGCCGCGTATATTTGGCTCGACCAGTACAAGAGGAATTTCAAGAAGGGAATCGACAAGAAAACAATCAGGATTGTCGGAGCCTTTGGACCGAAACCTTTACCCATCGTTGCCGACACTTTCAAATTCAAGAAAGACCCGGATGTAAAGATTGAATCGCGTGTCGTCAGCATGGCTAAGAAGCGCGATGAGCGTAATAGCCTGTTGGCTTATGGACAGATTCTGATTCAGACCCCCGGAGCCAACCTCAGAGCGTTCGCTAAGTACGCTGGCCGACTGATGTTTAAGAAAGCTCAGGTCGAAATGCTGTTGCCGCCAACGATTGATGAACTTCGAGCCGAAGATGAAAACGAGAAGCTTAATGAAGACACCTTGCAGGGCGTGAAGATTGAACCGACTGACGACCACGCCACTCACATGGAGATTCACGGCAAGGCGGCAGACACCAAGGCTAAGTTTGCTCACATCGAGGCCCACAAGAGAGCGATGATGATTCAGAGAAACAATCCCGAACTCTTCCCGCCAGCTATACCGCCGACACCAGGAAAGCCGCCAGCCATTCCGCCCTTAGAAGGAATTCCGGCAACGCCGCAAGGCCAAGTTCAAGCATTAAGAACCGGCGCATGAAATACGACATCTTTAAAAACAAGAAAGAGAAAAACGACGCGCGTAAAGCCTTACCCGAATTAGTCCAGCACCCAGGATGGAAATTCATTACCAAGACGCTGGACGCAAATATTGAATTCATCACCGACGAGCTCAAGACTAAGAAGAACTTTGAAAGCCTAGAAGAAGTCTTTTACTTACAAGACAGACTGGATGACCTCATGCAGATGAAAGACCTACCCGCTACGATAGTTGAAGCCGCTCAAGACGACCCGCCCGAAGACGACGATTCCATCTACGAATAATTAATCGTCCTAACAGGTTTCATCCGCCAGTTAGTTGACGCACTTAAGGAGATGTATGGCTGACGAAGCCAACACGCAGGCATCGCAAGATGCGCCGGCAGAGAATACTGCCGCGGATTCTGCAACCGAAAATCAAACAGGGGAGCAAACCTCTCAAAACACCGAGGCCCAAGCTGATTCAGCAGGGCAACAGGAATCCAAGCAGGAATCCTCAGACGCCAGCTCAGGCGATAACAAGCAGTCGCAGGACTCTAAAACTGATTCAATGGATTCGAAAGAATCCAAACCTCAGTCCCGTCGAAGCGCAGCCTTCCGGCTTAATCAGGTTCTCAAAGAGAATCAGGAACTCAAGCAACAGTTGCAAGAGAAGAAGCCGCAAGATGCCGCCGACGAATGGACCGAGGATTCGCAAGCAGATGAACAGCCCAACATAGCCGAGCTAGTTCAAAAGGAAGTAGAGCGACGTTTAAATCCTGTTATCACTGAGTCTTCTAAGACTGCCGATGATGCGGAAATCAACGAACTCTTTTCCGGTCAGAACGCAGCAGACCGTGACCAGTACGAGAGCAGAATCCGTTCATTGTGGAATCTGCCTCAGTACAAGGACGTGGCCGCTTCTGACTTACTCAATATGCTTCGTGGCAGTGAGATGTCTCAAACAATCGAACGCGCCAAACAAGAAGCAATCGAGCAGCACAAACAAGCTGAGAAAGAGGCTAAACACTCATCTGCGAGCGGAACTTCTAACAGTAACCGCTCCGGCAAAGGTGGCAAGTCCGTTGCTGATATGACACCCGCAGAGCTTGAAGAACACAACCAACGGGTCATCGCCGGACAAGTCAAATAGCCGAAGCCCAATTAACCTCACATGGCCGATAACACAACCACACGTTCTACGATTTCTGCCGAAGTTGATGCAGTGTATCAGCGCACTCTCTTAGACAGAGTTGTTGCGATGTTCCACTACACCAAGTGGGCTCAAATCCGTGACGTGGAACAAAACGCCGGAACCAACACCGCGCGTTTCCGCAGATACGGCAACCTCAGTGCAGCCACGACCGCCTTAACCGAAGGCGTGACTCCGGCAGGTAGCCAATTAAGTGTCACCAACATTACTGCCGCTGCTTTGCAGTACGGTGACTTCGTTACCATCACCGACAAACTGGCGATGGAAACCCAAGACCCAATCTTGACTGAAACGGTTCAGATTCAGGGCGACCAAGCAGCAGATACTTTTGACCAGTTAACCCGCGACGTCTTAGTTGCTGGAACTTCTGTCTTTTACGCTAACGGCGTAGGTGGACGCAGTTCTGTCGCAGCTAACGTAGCCGTTGCTGACTACCGCAAGATTGCCCGGTCCTTAGCTCTTAACAACGCTAAGAAATTGACCCGCATTGTTACTGGTACTGACCAGGTAGGAACTTCTCCAATTGATGCCGCCTACATCGTCATCATTTCCCCGAACACTTACTATGACCTTAAAGGTCTGACTGGTTTCATTCCGACCCGCCAATATCCTTCTAACGTCACACCGATGGAAGGTGAAGTTGGTTCTCTCGATGAATTCCGGTTCGTCATGACAACCAATGCCAAGGTCTTCACTGGAGCCGGTTCCGGTTCCGTTGATGTCCATGCTGATGTCATCTTGGCCGCTAACGCCTACGGCATCACCCGCATTTCTGGTAACACCCTAGAAAGTATCTTTA